CTTGATGGCCGCTTTGGCTTCGGTGGCAGGCTCCACGACACCAGCGGCGATTTGCTCCTCGGTGGCGATGTGTTGGGTGAGGTTCAGCATTGGGTGCTCCTTTGTGTGCTGAGTGAATGGGTGTATTTTGTCAGGGCAGCTTGCGGATGTTTGTCACCGCAAGCTTGCAATCAGCATCAATCCAGTCTTGCTCATAAAACTCCTTTTAATTTCACCAGGCCGCATGCCACGCACAGGGAAAGTGCCGTGCAACCCGGCGTTCAGCTTGACAAGCCCACAAGCGGTTTCGGCTCACTGAGCCAAGCTCCCGGGGCTTGCAAGCTAACTTGGCGTTCGGCTTTACTCGTCTTCGGCTGTTTCCAGTTCGCCACCCACATGCACGGCCATCAGTTTCTTCCCGCAACAACCGCAGGAAGCAATCCACAGAGGTGTAAGCGCACCCATCATGAAGTCGCCGCCTTTGTACCCATCAAACACTTGTCCCATCGCTGCCTTGCATTCTGCGAGCAAGCCTCCAGCCTCGCGCAGGCCATCGCCACGCTCAAAGGCCAAGTCGCTGTAGTAGCCACGGTAGCTGTGTGCCTCGGTAAGGTTCGCCACCATGTCGGCAGGCGCCATTGCCTCGAGTGCGGCAATCAGCTTCCCCAGCGTCATCTGCGTTTCCGCGCGCTCGCGTTGCCATTGCGCGCTCATGCCATCAATCAATGCTTGCATGTTCATTTTGTTTCCTCTGTTTGATGAATAACAAATGGCCATCTCTGGAATCAGTCCGGTGTGGCCAGCAGCCGAACTTAGCGTTGCAGGCGACAAACTGCCTGCGCCGTCATTTTGTTTCTCCAGCCTAGTCCGGGCAGTTTGCGCCTGAACTAGACGTTCGGCCTCACTTTTTAGCCCGCTCATCGGCCAGCTTTGCCGCATATTCTGCCAGTGCCGCTTTGTCGTCGGGATGCGCCCAGCGCTTGAACTGCACGCGGCCGGCCGCTTGCTCGCGGGCTTTGCGCTCGGCCTGGCGCTGGGCGTCAGTTTTGGCTGTTGTTGTCAACCCCATTTGATAACGCGCACCTAATAGAACTCTGTGAAAAGGGCTCACGCCCGGTAGTAGTTGGTGATTTGGGAGCGCGCCTGCTCCCAGTTGTTGGCGTCGATGACGCACGGGAACACCCCGCGCGCATCCTTCTTGTTGAAGTCGTAGGCAAGAATGCCAGGGTTGCCCTTGGTGGGCTTGATGAGGGACAGGCCCTTGAGTTGGCAGGCGCGGGCGACGTATTGGGCGTTTGTCATTTGCTGCTTTCGTTTGCGTGTTGCGATGGATGAACTATAGGCTATCGTGAGCGCTCACGCATCAACAGGGGTATCCGCCCCGCAGGGTTTCGTCGCTCTCGTAGTTGTACCAGTACCCCGCGATGTTGTGGCAGGAGGATTCGCACAGCGCCTGCTGCTCTTCATCGTCGCTGGAGCCGTTGGGGCAGGTGTAGATGGTGCCCTTGTTGGCCACAATACGGCCTCCAGCCCACCGTCCAAACGTGTCGTTGTAATCAAGCTATTCGCCGCAGATTGGGCATTCTGGCATGGTAATTTCCTTCAAAAAAATCAGTTCAATTTCACCCGGCCGCATGCCACGTACCGGGAACGTGCTGCTTAACCGGTCGTTCAGCTTGACAAGCCCGAACTGGTGTGGCTTGTCGAAAGCAGGTCTCAGGGCTTGCAAGCTAACTTGGCGTTAGCAATCGCTTGGAGGCGGCATCTTGTCGCCAAGGTCAGCCAATACCAGGCGCTCCAAATACTCGCCCAAGCTCTCGCCAGATCGCGCCAGATGCGCTTTGGCCAGCTTGCGCACCATGGGCGACATGCGGACGCTCACAACCTGCTTGCGTCCGCCTGGGCGTAGGCGGGCGTCATCGTCACGCTTGGCTGGGTGAACGTGGCGGCTCATTCTTTCGGCTGCTCTTCCAGAACAATAGCATTTGCGTAATCGCCCTGCTGCAAACATTTGCCGTGGCCAAAAAGGCTTGTCAGCCAGCCTTTTGCTTTTTGCGATTCTTTTTTTTCTTGCCGTTTGTAAACGGTTGAACAGTGCCCGCCGCAAATCTCGCAAGGCCCGTAAAAAGATGAGCTTTGCCCAGTGCCAACTATTCTTCGCAAGACATTCATATCAGCTCCTTGTTTGCAGTGTCGCTAGTGTAATACAACACCGACAAGCAGCGCAAGCCCCTTCGCGCTGCTCGGAAAAGAAAAAGCCCGCACGCGGCGGGCACCCTGGGCTCTGGCTAACAGGCCGTTCAACCTGACCGCCTACGGCGGCAGGTTAACTTTCACGTTCGGCCCCACCTTGGCCCGCTCATCGGCCAGCTTTTTTGCATATTCTGCTAGTGCCGCTTTGTCGTCGGGATGCACCCAGCGCTTGAACTGCACGCGGCCCGCCGCAAGCTCTCGGGCCTTTCGTTCGGCTTGGCGCTGGGCGTCTGTTTTGGGATTACCTATTAACACCACTTCTCATCTCTTTCGGGATGCAGTCCAAAACATCTTTGGGGCCAAAGATGTGATACACGCCTCTACTCCTCATTGCTTCTGTTATAGCTGTTGCAGCAGCCTCTTCCGGGGTTGTGCCGGCGCTCCTGTCATTTTTGAAATTCCTCCCGCCGGAATCTACATTCATCACGTACCCGCCGATATTGCGGGTAATGGCAATTTTTTTAATCGACATAAGCAACGCCCTTGAATCCTTCGCCGATCTTGGTGTAGCCGGTTGGCTCGGCTCCGTAGTCGTCGAAATCATCCCACGTTGGGGTTATTTCCCGCGCAAAAAACAAGTTCCGTCCGTTATGACCTGCTTCAATGTACGAAATGCACATTCCGGCCATGGTCTGAAAATACGGGATTGCGCCCCGGCTTATTTCTGGGCCGTTAAAAGTTTGGTGCGTGTGGTTGCCCACGATTTCCATTGCGACTTTGACAGCGCAAGCGTTGCGCACAAAATTGACAACTGTATTTTCCGAATGCCCCGTTTCCTTCTTGATAAAACTAACCAGATTGTTTTCCATGCGCTCTGCGGTGCTCATGTCGATCTCCGTTGTGTTGCGATGTGTGTACTTTAACGCTTCATGAGCACTCACGCAAGCAAACAAAGAAAAGCCCACACAAGTTAGTTGGCTATTGCGAATGGCCGAACTGGTCGTTCAAGCCGACCCTTCGGGCGGCTTAACTTTCACGTTATGCCGCTGCGGGTCGCTGAACAGCCGAAGTAACCCATTCAGATTTTTCAACTTCAACAGTCCAGCGGCGCAGCACCTGAGAAAAATTCCCACACCATGTGCATTCCCGCTTATCGCCAAACTGTATCCAGCGGCCATTATCTCCCATGAAACTTCCAGTGTGGTCAATATCAACAGCGCACCGTCCATATTTATAATAATCATCCCAAAAATCTACAACTTCCACAAAATCGTTTTTTGCAATCGCTCTTGCGTAAGTGTCTGCGCCACGCCCCAGGCACAATACTCGCATAAGTAAAGTTCCGGTAAACCAAATTCCATCACCATAATCATTGTCTACAGTTCCAATATAAAATGCGCCGCGAGCATCTTTGTAAATTTTATACAGCAAACGGCACTTTTTCGCTTTGATAAACTTGTATAAGTTTGGGCTGAATTTATTGCCATTTTTGGGGTTAATTTTTGCAACATCAATCATTTCAAAATCTCCTGTGTTGTTTCACTTCAAAGAGTCCACCCACGAAAGCAGGTCTTGGGGCTTGCAGGCTAGCTGGGCGTTGGGCAACAGTGGCAGCGACTTACTCAGATTCTGGCCGTTTAAATTCACCAGACGCCATTAGTGCGGCCTCAACAGCTTTTCCGGCCTCCGGAAGCGCTCGCAGCTCGCGTACAAGCCAGCGTGGCAAGCGGCATGTGTACACCTCGCGCTTGTCATCTTCTGGAGTCTCTGGGCGTCCTGCGCCCTCTCGTTTGCCGCCGTGATTCATTTGATTTTGTAGCTGGCGCGTTGTTCGTTGTATGTCCGCTTACCCATCGGTATCGATTTGCAGTCATCTGCTATTTTCAGTAGCGCATTTGCAATTGCACGCAATTCATCTGGAGCAAGTGCGGCATAACCTCCAGGCAAGCCATCAACTATTGTCAATGGTTTGTTGTCATGTGTGCGACAAAACTTAACATCAAGTGTGCTTTTGAGCATTGCTTTTCCTCTGTTGCTTCCGTTAATGCATTGTATTACAACAATTAAGAAGAACGCAAGCCCCTACGGTTTGGTGTGTTATTAATGGCTGTATTGGTAGTCGGGGAACGCTGTCGCCCAACTTAACGATGCACCTGACGCCACCCAAAGCCCCGGCCGATGAGCGGAGCGGCGGGCGTGAACTCGGGCCGCGCCGGTGGGCACAATTTTGCCGACACCAACAAAATTGTCTGGGCTGGCGCTGGTGGGGGTGTTGCACACTATCCCGCTATGCGGTACAGTACCGCAAATGAACACACACCAAGCAACACACCCAAACGCCGGCGGCGTTACCGAGCCCGTCCTCGCTGCCGTTCGGCTACGCATGTCGGGGCACCCTTGGCGCAAGGCCGCCAAGCTGGCCGGCGTCAGCCTGTCGCAGCTCCAGCGCAAATATCCCAGCGTAAGCGCGGCCATCACCGAAGGGCGCGAGCTGAAAATCATCACTATCGAGCGCCGGAAGGTCTGCGCATGATGGGCACCGCAATCCATCCGGTGCGCCTGGTGGCTGCACCAGAGCTTCCAGACCCACCATACCCAAGAGACACCAAATCCAAGGGCTGGCGCTTTGACATTGATGTCGAGCGCCTTGAGCAGTCTGACACCTGGGCGCTCGCCGAACCCGAAGTCCGCCCATGGCTGCTCATGCTGTGGGTTACGGCCTGGAAGCAAATCCCATGTGGCTCATACCCTGCCGATGACAGGCTCATTGCCGCGCGGATCGGCATGCGCCCGGCTCTGTTCGCAGCCCAAAAGGAGACGCTGTTGCGCGGCTGGTGGCATGCCAATGATGGCCGGATTTACCACAACGTCATTGCGGAGCAGGTGCTGGCGCTGGTCAATTGGCGGACGAACGAGGCCGAACGAAAAGCAAAGCAGCGCGCAAAGCTGGAAGCCGAAAGGCAAGGAAAACAACGACTTAGCTCAGAATGTCCCACGGGACATGAACGGGACTCACACGGGACTCCGACCGGAGTCCGCACACCTTCACCTTCACCTTCACCTTCACCTTCACCTTCACCATCTACTACATCACTACGTGACGTAGTAGAGAGCGCCGCTGTCGCGCCGCCACCGGCCACCCCAGAGCAGGCACCAGAGCCGAAAAAGCGCGGCAGGAAGCCGGCCGGCGCCAAGCCGTCGCGCCGGTGCCCGGCCGACTACATCGTCACCGAGGAGATGGCGCTGTGGGCGCAAGTGGAAACGCCGCTGGTGAACGTCATGCGCCAGCTCGGGGAGTTCCGAGACCACGAGTTCAAACCGCCCGGCCACACCGACTGGGATGCCGCCTTTCGGAACTGGCTGCGCCGCGCCCAGAAGTGGGAGGAGGAGCGACGCCAGCCGGCCCACCGCCAGCGCCAGCAATCCCGCGACCCGTCACCGGCAGATGCCGACCCCCTCAATCGCCACGGCACTAGCACGGGCGGGGATGACATCTCGGACGTGCCCTACATTCTTTTCTGACCATCACCACACCCGCCATGACCACCGCTCAAGACCTTCGCACCGCCCAAGCCCTCGTCGCACGCCAGCGCGACGCCTCAGCCAGCGCCAGCACATCCATCGGCGGCGCCCTTGCCGGGAGATTTGAGGTGATCCCGTCCGAGTGCCCGACGCATGGCCCCTACATGGCCCGGCGCATCCGCATCCGTGGAGCGCTCCCGTCGCCGTGTCCGGCGTGCAGCAAGGCCGTTCACGCCGCCGGCGTACGCGTGGTGCCGGTGGTGGTCGATCCAGACATCCCGGCGCGGTACACGGCCACGCTCGACACCCTCGCCGCAACAGGTGGGCGCGACCACGCCACAGCCATAGCCTACATGCGGGCGCTGGCTGACCCCATGGCAATCCAGATGGGGCGCGGCGCGCTGCTGTACGGGGCTGTAGGCAGCGGTAAAACTGAGCTGGCGTGCGCCGCTCTGCGGGCCGTGGTTCGACCCGGCGTTATTGCCAAATACCTTTCATTTCCCGATTTGATTGTCAAAATCAAGGACGCATGGCGCAGATCAAGGGATGAGCCAAGCGTGGAGGAATTGATTGATAAGCTAGGGCGCCGCGTGGATATTTTGCTGCTTGACGATATTGGTGTTGGCGGCGAAATGGCACAAACCGAGCAAAATACACTGTATAATATAATAGATTATAGATACTCGCACAGGAAGCCTACGGTTGTCACAACAAACCTTGGTGCCGGTCGAGATCAGGAAGGGGCGATTATGGCGATTGGTGCTGTTGTTGGGCGACCCACGGCATCAAGGCTTGAGGCATGCTGCCGAGTGATCCGGTGCGATTGGGCATCGCTGCGCAAGGTGGCATTTGATCGAGAGACGGCAGAGCTTGGGGCGCGACATGCGAAAGCTAAAACTAATCCCAGCGGAATTCCTCAACACAAACCAACTCGATAGGCGCAAAACAAAACTGCTCGGATTTGTCCCGCAAAAGTTGAAATTTAAAACCGAATGCGGTAAAATAACTGAAATCGATTTATATCAGACCCCAGGCCCGGCAGAGGTTGCAGACAAAATGATTGGCGGGCTTGGAGAATCTTTCGCTGTTTTGGTGGTTGAAGAATGAAAGTATTTATTCGGAGTGGCGGCGACGTGAAAACCGTCAATATGCCGGGGATTGCGGTAGATAAATCACTCTTCCGTCATTTTGATTCATTGCGCCAGTGTTATTGGAGTGCGCCGGGCGCGCCGTGGGATGTTGGGATTGTGGTTCCGCGCCGCGATGATGCGGCCATGGTGGCCGATGCGCTCAAAGGCGCGCTGCGCAAGCGAGTGTCGCGATGAAAATAATTGTCGGCATAGACCCCGGCGTGAATACTGGGTTTTGCGCATGGGATTTAGAAGCTCGCAAAATAACCGAAATAAAATCCATCAAAATCCATGAGGCCATGCTGCGAGTGCTGGTGCTGCGCGATGGCGGGGATCTTATCGGTGTAGCATTTGAGGATGCGCGGCTGCGAACGTGGTACGGGACAACTCGAGGCACCGAGGCTGACACAGCAAGACTTCAGGGCGCCGGCTCGGTAAAGCGAGATTGCCAAATCTGGGCTGATTTTTTGGCGGGAAGCGGCATAAAATGCCATGCCGTATCACCTCGAAGCAAGGGTGCAAAGGCCAGTGCCCAGGATTTTGCACGGATCACCAGGGTGACGGCCCGGATCAATGAGCACGCCCGCGACGCGGGGATGTTGGTTTTTGGACTGGCCGATTGGCCGAGGAGCTGGGGATGATGGTGTGGAAATTTTGGAAAATGCCCGCCATGCTGCGGATGCAGCGGGCGCATATCGACGCGCTCGAAGCGCAGACGGCCCGCCAGCGGGCGACGATCGATGGCGTCAAGCGCTCGCTGCAAGTGCCGCTCGCTGATGACATCGCCCTGCCCGGCGAGGCGCAGCGACTGCGCCACGCACTGGCGGACGCCCAGCGGCGCCTTGCTCACCAGCACAAGCGCCGCTACTGAGGTCCATGGCCACCCAGCCCCGTCAGCCGGTGCTGACGGTCTCCATGACTGCGCCCCAAGTACTCGGGGCGCTTGCGCTTTTTGCGGTCGGCTCAGTGATCGTGGGCGCCGTGGTGGCGCGTTGGTGGATTGTGTCCGATTCGCTGGTGTTGGAGCGCGACGGGTGGCAATGTTCGGAGGCCGCCAGGGCCCGCCCGACCGAGCCCAGAGCCATTGCCGGGCCAGGATGGTCGCTGGAGTGGCTCACGCCCGAGCAGGCGCAGAGGTGCGTCGTGTGGCGCCGCTCGCACGGGTGATGCAACGGTCGGTCAAAAACGTTCCACGTGAAACCGTGTGGCGCCGCACGCACGCATGATGCAAAATGCGGGCCATGGACGCACCGCAAAAAATTGACCCCGACCTGATAGGTCGGTACGCGCTGCCGGTCGGGATGGCCGGCATCATCGCCTTGGTGCTGGCTGTGCAAGAGCTTGACGATGCTGGCCGGGCGTGGAGCTGGCGCTACGTGTGCGTGGCCTCGCTGGCTGGGATGGCTCTGGGGGTGATCGCCAAAGGCGCGGTCGATGCCGCTGGCCTATCCGCGTCCTGGGACGCCCCGGCGGCGGGCGTTGCTGGCGCTGTCGGGATCAAGGGCTTGTCGATCATGTCAAGGTGGCTGAGGGCTCGGCTTGAGTCGCTGCTGTCCGCCGCCCTCTCCAAGGTGTGGCCGGGTGCGTCACACCAAGACGCGCCACCCCAGGACAAGGAGGCCCCGAAGTGAGCCGCATCATTGCAGCCCTCGCGCTGGCGCTGGCATCCGCCACCGCATCCGCCGCGCCCCAGGTGGAGATTTCCGGGGCCATGGCCGGGGACGTGTGCGCCTCGGTCAGGGGTGAGGGGCAGACCAAGGGGATACCCCTGACGATTACTGTCGCGCCAGATGGGCGGGTGATCCACTTCGCCCCGCCGCGCCGGATCACGGACGTGACCGTGGAGGCCATCAATGCTGCCCTCAAGGCGTGCCGGTGGCAGGCAGCGCCAGCACAACGGGCTGTCCGCGCGATGGTGTGGGTGGAGCCGCCGGGGTTGCTGTTTTAATCCGATTAAGGCGAAGGGGCTTGCGTTTTGTTTGGTGTGTATGTACACTGCAAAGCATCGAACAACGCAACGGAGCAAGCGACATGAAAACGATTTCAGCAATCATCAAGTCCGCCATGCAAGATGATCGCAGCTTTGATACGGCCGAGCGCCAGTACGCCGCAGTTTTTCACGGCAACGATCATCGCGCCTGCTGCGCCGAAGAGGCCGCAGAAATGGTGCGCGCTTGGCTTTCAAAGCAAATCGACATTGCGATTTCTCGGGGCGCCGGGGAGTTTGAGGCTGAAGACGAGGCTTATTCGATGCCGCGCCCAAAATTTGAAGGCGAGACAATCGTCACGATTGTCAACTACAAAGGCGAAGAAATAGGCCAAATGTTGGCATCTGAGGCTGAATCGACTGGCATTCGAGCATTTTCCGGGAAGTTCCGACAATGAGGGGCGGCCCCCGCGAGGCCTGCCGAGTTGATCCAGCAAAGCGCCGCAAGCAGGCCGCAGTGAGGCTGCCGGGCGACTTGATGGATGAAATCAAGGCGGCTGCAAAGGAGCTCGGGATCACAATATCTTGCGCCCACGAGCAAGCGCTGCGGGAATGGCTGGATCGGCAAAAGCAAGACACGACGGCAGGAGAGTGACATGGCGAAGCATAAGCCTTCGGGGTTACTAGATAAGCCACCCAAGTTGCTAGATAAGCCCTCAGGGTTGGCAGATAAGCCACCCGACTGGCTAGACAAGCCCGCATCGCCAGGCGCATCCCCCACCGGCTCGCCCAACCCCAGCCGATCCGCCGGCACGTAATAGGTCGCCGACCCTCGGCCCTTCTGCACCAGCAAGCCCGCATCACGCAACCGACGCAGCGCCGCACTGGCGCTCAGCGTGTCCACCTTGTTCAAGGCGCGGTAACTGGCGTTGTCCATCGCTCCGGCCTCGCGCACCACCACCAGGGCCTTGGCCTCATCCGGGCTGAGCTGGGCCTCCTTGAACCGAGCCAGCCAGGCCACATCCTCGGCTCCCAGAAAGTTGTGGAAGAAATAACGGGCCACAAACAGATCATTACTGCGATCCGACTCGAACAGCGGCGGCGTCAGCCCCGCCTGCTCCATAGTCTCGCGCATCACCCGAATGCCGCTGCCCTTGGTTTCGGCAAACCGGGTTTCGTGCAACACCGCCGCCATGCGCGGGTTGCGCGGCTCAATTTTGCAAAAGTCGAAATTGTGAAGCGGACTTGAAAAGATTGAAAAAAGGCCCCTATAATGGGGCCTTACTTATTTGGAGGTTGCGATGAAAACCGAGATGATCGATGAAGAGCTGAATGTCGAAGAGCTGATGCGCAAGCGCGCAGAGCTTGATGGGCAAATCAAGCGGGCGCTGCGGGCCACCCGTGATGCCGACTTGGCCAAGTGCAAGGCGCTGATCGAGCGCCACGATTTCGCCCCGGCTGAGCTGGGTTTCGAGTGCGGCCAAAGCTGCGCCAGCGGCGCCGAAATCAAGGCGCCTGCGGTGGTGGCAATCACCCCGCCGGCCCCGGCGAAGCCGAAACTACCGCCAAAGTTTCGCAACCCCGAAACGGGGGACACCTGGACTGGCCGTGGCCTGAAGCCGAAGTGGTTGGAGCAGGCGCTGGCTGAGGGTCGGCTGCTGAGCGACTTCCTGGTGGATGCGCCGGCGCAGGAGCCGGCCCATGAATCCACCGAGCCGAAGGCGGAAACCACCACCGAAGATGCCTCAGGCGAACCGGCCGCCACCGACGGCGATGCTGGCGCCACCGAGCAAGGCGAGATTGCCTGATGTGGCGCGCCGGGAAACTCCCCGAGTGGGGCTAGCTGGCCTGCGTAGAGGCTTGAGACGATAGTGGTGTTGGCCCCTTCCGGGGCCTTCGTTTTTGGTGTTGGGGTGTTGGTGTGGTAGAGGTTGCAGACAGGATCATCGCGGTGACGCTGGCGTGGTGGGATGCGCTTGACGCGGCGGGCGACATGGGGTAAATTTCGGGTGTCGGTTTTGCATCCGGCGCTCCTTCTTGTTGTCGATGACACGGCCCCCGAGCCTCACGGTTCGGGGGCTTTGTTTTGCCCGTTTGGGCGCTAAAATGGGGTCATGGACAGCAAAAACCCCCATAATTTCGAGGTGCTGCCCCCCAAATCACTCAAGGGGCGGCGAGGGCCCCAGATCAAGCCACTCATTAAGGAGGCGCTGCGGCGGGCCGGGAGAGGGGAGCATGCCCTGCTGGATGAGGCGGTGGCTCGGGCATTTGACCTGGATGACAAGGCCAGCGGCCCGCTGCTGCTGGCGCTGCTGGCTCGCATGTACCCCGAGGACAAGGCCGTCCTGCCGGTGCCCGACATTGACCTGTCCGGCGTTCCGTCGCACCTCTGGGCGCGCACCGTTACCGAGGCCGTCATGGCCGGGCAGTGCGCCCCTGACGTTGGCGAGCGCATCCTCGCGTCCATCAAAGCGTGGATGGAGATTGAGTCCACTTCTGGCGAGCTGGCCGAAGCCATCCTAATACTCAAGGCGCGGATCGATGAAATTGAACGCCAAAATGCTGCGCGAGCTGGATCAAGCGCAGAAGAGGCTGAAATCATTGGAGTCGAGCCTGACCCCGGTGACGCGCCAGCCCCTGAGGCTCCCAGCCAAGCTGGCGACGGCACTTAGGCCCAGGCTGGGGGCCTACAGCTACCGCCTGTTCGCGGGCGGGCGCGGGTCTGGCAAAAGCCGGGGCGTTGCCATGCGCGTCGCAGACCTTGGCGCGTGCTACACCCTGACGATTCTCTGCGTCCGCGAATTCCAGGTCAGCATCAAGGATTCTTTCTTCGCCGAGCTTTCGGCTGCCATCCGATCCGACCCGTGGCTTGAAAGCCAGTATATTATCGGGGATAAATTCATCCGTGGTAAATATAATAAAACCACGTTTATTTTCCGAGGCCTTCGCAGAAACCCGCAGTCTGTAAAATCGCTTTCCGGTGTCGATTTAACGATTATTGAGGAAGCAGAGGAAATACCGGAAAACTCTTACCGCGATTTGCTGCCTACTGTTTTCCGTGAGGGAAAATCCGAAGTTTGGGTGATCTGGAACCCACGCGAGGATGGAAGCGCCACGGACAAGCGCTTCGTCAAAAACCAGCCACCAAACTCAATCCTTGTCAGGGTGAATTACTGGGATAATCCATTCTTCCCGGTTGGCCTGCGCAAGTTAATGGAGCATGACAGGCTGACGCTAGAGCCTGCGGTATTCTCACACATTTGGGAGGGTGAGTATCTCAAAAACACCAAGACGCAAGTATTTGCAGACAAGGTGCGGGTAGATATTTTCACACCAGGTAAAAACTGGGACGGGCCTTATTTTGGGTGCGACTGGGGGTTCGCCCAAGACCCTACGGCCATGGTAAAGGTGTGGATTCACGATGGTAAATTGTGGGTAGAAAAGGAGTGTGGCGGTGTTGGGGTTGATACCGTTTTGCTGCCTGACCTTTTTAGGCAAAAAATACCTGAGTTTAAAGATTATGTCGTTAGGTGCGACAAGGCGAGGCCCGAGACAAGTAGCCACATGCGGCGCCTTAAACTGCGGTTTTTTGATGCCGACAAATGGCCCGGCTGTGTTTTAGACCGCGTTGCCTTTATTCGCTCTTTCACAGAAATAGTTATTCACGCAAGATGCGCGGAAACCATTAAAGAATCTCGCATAATATCGTACAAAACAAATAAAGCTGGCGATCCACTGCCTGAGGTGGTGGATAAAAATAACCATTATTTCGACGCTATAGGGTACGCTTTGACGCCTTTGATTAAGCGCGACGATCCAAGATACTCATCTTACAACCCAGAGGGCCTATAATGGTGACAGACGGCGAAGCGCAAGAAATAGCCCGGAAAGTGAGCGAGTCCGTGGCTCGGCAATCGCGTGAAATGTATGATTCGGCGATGGCTCAAATAGAGGCCGGAACGCCGATTGATGTGGCGATTGAAGCGGCCCAGCGTCAGTTTGTCGGGCAGTATGCGACGGCGATTGCAGAGGCGTTTAACACCCTGTTGCAACTCAGCGTGACATCGGCGCAGATACTGCAAATGCCCGTTGGCGATGTGACCCTGAGCGAATCGCTCTACGCCAACGCCCGCCAAGCATCGGCTGAAGTTAAGGTGCTGCTCGAACAGCACGCACGCGGTATGCAGAGCGTGCGTGCGCTGGCGCTGGCTCTGTATGATGGGTACGCCGCCGCTGGCGCTGCTGGCCGGCCGCTTGAGTGGGTGAGCAAAGCCGAACTGCCTCAGCCTGTCAAAGCACTGCTGGCGGCAGATCGATCCAGCGACCTTGCTGGGCTGCTGGATGAGGCCAAGGCGGCAGCGGCGCAACCCAAGACGGCGGCACTCAGGGCGGCCTATGTCGAGCTGATAAATGCTTGGGAGGCTGGGGCTGGGGCTGACATCATCGAGCGCAAGACGCGGGTGGCGCTCGCGGAAAAGACCCGGCAGTATGCCGACCGAATCGCCCGCACAGAGCTGGCGCTGGCCCATGGCAGGCAGCGTGCCCGTGATGTCATGGGGGATGATGCCTTGCAGGCTGTCCGCATCATGCTCAACCCGGCCCACCCGACGCCCGACATTTGCGACCTTCACGCCGGGGTTGATCTGTACGGCCTGGGCGCCGGCGTGTACCCCAAGGCGCTTGCCCCCACGCCGGCCTACCACCCGCATTGCTGGTGCCGCGTCAAATCAATGTACTCGGTGGCGGTGCCCGATGGCGTCAAAGCTGACCCCCAGGCCGTGACGCGCTACTTGTCCGGCCTAGCCCCAAGTGTGGCCCGCCGCGTGGCCGGGTCTGGGCTGAGACTCACAGAGCTGATGGCCGCCGAGCGGCACATGGACGTGATCAACCATGGCAAGCCTGACGCATACCTGACGGTGCCAGTGGGCGAGGCTGCGAAGGTGGCACTCATCCCGGGCGTCACACCACCGGCAAGCGCAGCGTGATCCCCATCTCGCGCAGTCCGATCCCCGTCCCGGCGCCCCGGTCATACTCCGTCATGAGGTAGTGTGCGGCAAGCTCGCCGCAAGTGCAAGCGGCCACAATCGCATCACGATCTGACATCATGGCGGACACCACAGCCTCCATGCCGCTGTCGGACTGGTCAATGTCGCGCCCGAACACCACTAGCACTTCGAGGGCCTCAAAAGGATAATCCCCTTGCGGCTGCTGGGATATTGGCTCAAGGCGGATGTAAGGCGCATCTGCGGGCGACAGCCCCGACTCGATACCGATTTTGCAGGTGGCCGGCTCAAGGCGCTCTGCTAAAAAATCGCGCAGGGCTGCAAGTGATTCGTAGGTGCCCATCATCCAATCTCGATTTCTCGTGTGCTGAGCGAAGTAAACCCTTTTGCCGGGTTTGCGGATGCATTTATTTTTTCTTGGGCCATGCGGGCTTCCTTTAACTCGCTGGCATACTGGGCTGAATATGTTTTTATCTTTTCAGCGTAAATGTCACCAGCTTGAGTTTGGTGGCGGGTTGCGGTTATTATGTACGCATAAGATACTATTAACTTTTTAGCCCAAAATGTCGGAATTTCTCCGAGTTGCGCGATGTAATCGACCGACTCAGCCTCTATCGCATCGGTCACGCGCCCTTTAAGCAGCGCGTCGTGATACTCATAAATCATGCCAATGCCTCCCGAATGTGGCGTGAGAAAATCTCATAAGAAGCGGCTTTGGCTCGCTCCATCCACGGATCGCCTTTGTAGCCGGGATGATTTACTTGGCGAGCAAAGACAAAGCCAGTACCACCGCCGACACCAGATGGCCAGCGAAGCATTTTTTTGCGCCTTGGTGCTATTGGATGGGCTTTTGTCCCGTCATGGACAAAAAGCGCATGCGGCGCCACACGGGGATCGTGGTAAATCTCCCAGCTCAGCGGGCCGAGCCGACGAATACCGATGGAGCGCACAATAAAACCGGCCCGATTGTGTTTTGCGGCCTCTTTGGCGATGTAGTCTTCGAGGTCTTCGACCGTCTTTGCCAGGGCGGTCGAAATCTTGTCTTTGGTCAGCCTGCCAAGGGCTGATGCAACATCGTCAGGTAGATTCTGGGTTGTCAGCAGGCGCACCATAAGCCAAGGCCCTTTCCATTTCATCAAGCGCTGAGGTGATTTTGTCCTTGACCTCAGCATCAGCCGAGTCAAATTCAGCGCCAGCAATTGAGCGCATTTTCTCAATCAGCGAGATTTGCGGCATTCCGGCTGCTTTCATCGCCTCCAATATGCCTATCTCCGTCATGGTATCGGTGATGTTGTAGTCTGTGGGATACTCAACAACAGCGGTGTTTGTGGCATTGCACCAGCCACAATACAGCTCCCACATTTTGCGCTCAAGCGTTTGTAATCCGCTTGCGAACTGCGCAAGTTCGGCGTTGAGCGGCTCAAATCTGCGGCGCAGGGCCTCGCCAGATTCTGCCGATGTCGATGCGGAAACAAAAGAATCGCCTGAAATTTTGGCAATTTCATTTTGCTTCGATTCTATTTCCCTAATGAAGAAATCTATATTAGATAAATCCGGCGCGATAAAATCAGGGCGTTCGTCTGTATACTCAAGGGCGATATTTTGACCTAGTTTTATTGGGGCTTTCTTGTCGTTTTTGGAGTATTCGTCAGCTACCTTCATTGTCAGAATCGGGAAAGATGGGCCGGAAAGCTGCGAGGCTATCAGGCTGGATGTGTTCCAAATCGCCACGCTCAACCCGACAATCTGCGAATACTTGCCAACGAAACCAAATTCGCTACTGCCGTCCTCAGTAAATACCAAAGCCGGGCACGCTCTGAATCCGTGCGGCCTGCGCTCCACCTCTTCATTTCCTACCCTGGTGTACCAGTCGATCAAATCCCACCCACGAATTCCGTCGCAGCGCTTGCCATCCTTGTCTTTCACGCGGGCGTTAATTTCGATGCATTCAATGGAGCCAGTTTCGTCGTCGTGAGAAATAAAACTCACATGCTCCGGCATGATTTTTATGGCCCTTGGGTATTTGCGGCCCGATATTTGCTCTCCCATTGTCTTTGGGATTTGGGTTGGCCCATCAAGCAATACGATTCCGCACCCGCGAGCTTTGGCCTCGAAAGCAAAGGATCGAATGAACGAATCCATATTCGACCCGCGCCCATCGGTGTTTTCCGCAAACGCCCTCAAAATCTCAGGCTCCACACCCGTGCGTGTCGGGGTTTTGCGTCCAAGGTACGCACAAAATCGCGCCACGGCGCTTGCGAGGTGATTGATGTAGGGGCTGCGCTGCACCCGCGATGCGTAGGCCTCGGGCGACTCGCGCTGATGCTGCACCACTTCGCAGGGGCCATCGGTCAGCACCGGTCTGTGGCGTGTGGAGGTGATCGTCTGGCCGCTGGGCGTCACTGACTCGACGGTCTGACAGTCCCAGGCGATGCGTGGAGCAAAAGCGCGGCGGGCGTGCAGCGCATCGGCAATGCGCCGGTACGTGTGGATTGCGTGCTGATTGTCATGCATGCTGATATGATACGCCGTGCATTTTTACAGTACGAGGTGTACGCATGGACATTGACGAGCTGCTGTCCAAGGTGGCTGACGAGACGCTGCGATCCGGCCTGACTGCGGCGATCGAAGTGCTCAAGGCCAAGCCCGGCGACTCGCCTGAGCTGCTGCAACTGCGTGGGGACGCCAAGCGGCTGGCCGCCCAGGTCAAGACACTGGAGCAGCAAGCCAAGCAGACCGCCGAAGAGCGCGACGCCATCCGCAAAGCCCACGACCAGGCCCTGATTTCTGCCGAGCTGGGTGCCGCATCCGGCCAGGCTATCAGCGCCGATGACATCCGCGCCCACCTGGGTGCCGGCATGTCGGTGGAGAGCGGCAAGGTGTGCTATGTGGGCGCCGATGGCGTCAAGGTGGACGCCAAGACGGCTGTCGCCGCGCTGCTCAAGGCACACCCGCACCTGGCCAAGCCCGCCGCCCCCGGCGAAGGCGGCGCCGGAAGCGGGGTCAAGCAGGGCGACATTGGGGGCACTCCGACGCCCAAAAAGATGTCGCGCAACGATTTTTTGCAACTTTCGCCCGAAAAGCAGTCTGCATTTTTGGCAGACCGCGAAGCGGTCATCACCCAGTAAGGAGCGACCATCATGTCTTGGGATTTGCTTGTCACTGACGCGTATCGCGCGGCCACCATTCTCGGCGGCGAAATTTACGGCTACCTGCTGGCCGGCACGCTCAATGCCGGCTCGCAGCAGTATGCAGCCGGCCAGAAAATCAAAAGCTACACGGTGCCGCGAGCTGCGGCCCCGACCGTTGGGACTTTCACGCCAAGCATGGCAATTCCGAGCGGCGCGGACGAGGCTGATTTCGGAGAGGCCCGCGAATTTTCCTTGACGAAATTCATTAAACAAGATTTTTCGATCAAGGGCGAAGTCCAAAAGCAAGTCGCCTCTGGGCCATACGGCTTTGTCACACCCCAGGGCCAGGTCATGCTGGAGCTTATGCGCTCCATGATGCGCCACCTCAACAACTACTCCGCCGAGGTGTTGAGCAAAGAGGCGTCGCGGGCTGTTGGCGTCACCAGCGGGTCGGCATTTGCGACAAGCGCCGATGTTTTGGCCGACGCTCGGACGGAGCTTGTCCGCAATGGATTTTCGCCCTCCAACGGCTCATCGTCCGCCATCCTGTCGCTCGGTGCCTACAACGCCGCCAGCAAGCTGCCCGGCCTGATCAATGCATCAGCATCTGGCAGCAACAGCACGCTGCGCCAAGGCGTCGTCGGCCAGCTCTACAACTTGGACATCCGCGAGAGTCACGGCACCTACGCACACACCAAGGGCACGGGTGTCAACTACGTGCTGGATGGCGCCCATGCCGTCGGGGCTACCAGCATCAATGTCAAGACGGGCACCGGCACGGTTTTGGCTGGCGATGTGATCACTATTGGTGGACACAAGTACGTCAACAACATTGCGCTGTCCGGTGGCAAATTGACCATTGCCGCGCCCGGCCTGCTGTCTGCTCAAGCTGACGGCGCGACCGTGACGATCAATGACAGCCATGAGGCCAACATCGTCACCGACCGGGCGGCCTTCGAAATCGCCATGCGCCCGCCCGCCCAGGTCAGCATGGGCGACATGGAAATGACCAACATCACGCGCCGCCAAATCATCACCCATCCGGGCACCGGGATTTCTTTCGAGCTTGCCGGATGGGGTGGCGATGGTATGGCGAATTTCTCGCTGCGCACCTTGTATGAGGTAATCGTCTGGGATCAGCAGCGCGTCATCAAACTCATGAGCGGGGTCTGACATGGCAACACCTTACGCAAAACCGCGATTTGGCGTTGGTAGCATTTTCCTCACGCAAACCCACCTGCCTGGCGGCGTTGAAATTGAGACGGCCCTGCGGCAGACGTACCACTGCCCGCACGGCCAGTCGATTTCGTGGGATGCCAAAATCAATTTGGAGACATTTCGCGGCGGCGATGACGCTATGGCAATCCTGACAGCAATCAAAGACGTGGAGCTGTCTGGATCGCTCGAATCACCGATCCTGGCCCAGATGATGAGTGCCATCATGGGTGGAACCGCGTCCGCCGGCCTACTGCGGGCGTTTACCCCGACCGAGCCGACGCACACCGACGATGTTGGCGCGGCCTACAACATCGACATCACCGACCTGCTGCCGGCGGGCGCAACCTTTGTGGCTGATTTGGGAGCGACCACCGCGACCGGCGCGCCGCTGACGCGCGTTGCCGACGCAACCACCGCCGGCACTTACTCTGTAGGCGCAGGCGGAAACTACAAATTCGGTGCGAGCGGGGAGTATTTTGTCTTTGCGAGCTACAGCATGACGCAGGCCGGCTCGCAGACGGTCGAACTCAATCCGATCAAAACCGGCGCCCCACCCATGTTTTCGCTGCAATACGCGACTTCGCCGCTTGGCAAATCCAGCGAGGTGGTCGAATTCGATTGCGTCGCATTTTCGAGCTTCAAATCTGAAGGGAAACTCGGGGCGTTTTCGAGTGATTCGATGGATTTCGCCATCATGGTCAGCCCGGAAAACAAAGTCGGGCGAATCTCGCGGGGGCAAGGGTGATGATGATGAAAGTCGCGCAAATCAAGGGCTTTTCGATGCGTCCGGTGACGCTTGGTGACATTGAGCGGCTGGCTGACAAAATTCAGGCCGCGCTGGATGATGGCGGGATGAATCCGGCATCTTGGATCATCAAACACCGCGAGACGATCCGCGATGTGATTTCGTCGGCCATGGATGGCGACAAATCGGCGCGGGATTCGGCGATTTCCAAGCTTCCGACCACACAGGTTTTCCCGACTTTCTACGCCGCGCTGGGTTGTTTTGGTTTCGAGGCCGTCGAGGATGGTGGCACGCCGGGGGAGTCTGCTGGGGTGAGTTGATTGCCGAGGTAGTTTGTTGCACGGGATGGACTTTCGACCAAGTTCGTGCAATGAGCTACAAAGATTACAAAGCCATGCGGGCATATTGGGGAAAATACCCCCCGGTAAATGTCAGCGTGGCTTTGTTTTTGGGCTTTGCAAATCAATCCGCCCCGGCACAAAGACAAATGAC